AACTGCATGGTGATGTTAGCGGTGGAGATCAAAGGGCTTACCTATCAGTAACTTACGACGCTGGATTTTCCGCTGATACCGATTTGATACCAATTTTGAGTTTTTCCAGCTCGCTCCAGTCGGAGCTTGAGTTAAGCCAACGGGCATACGTCGACAGCAGCATTTGCACGCTGTGACCCAGCTGTTGGGCGATAAATGCGGGGTTGAGGCCGGACATTAAGCATATTGTCGCATAGGTGTGACGGCAGTTGTATGGGGGCCGACGCCTGATGCCCAATTCCTTGAGCACCGGCACCCACTGCTTGTGCAGGTCGGACGTCTGCCTAACGTACTCCGCGTTCTTCGATGGCGGGAACACGAACGGTGTCACGGTCACCGATCCCTTCCCATGCTTACGGCGCTCGGCGTACTCCCTGGCGTACTGGATCGCCCGCAAAGCCCTCTCGTTCAGTAGGACGAATCGATCCCTTCCTGTCTTCGTCCTTTCCTCAACCTCGCCCAGTGCGACGGTCCTCTTGACGTGCACCGTCTTCTTCTCCTCATCGATCACATCCCATCGTACTGCCAGCGCTTCTGAGAGCCGCAAACCTGTGAAGAACATGAACTCGAAGAGCGCCGCGTAAATCCGGCTCGGCCAGTGCTTGTGCTCGTAGAGCTTGGCGATGATGGTGTTGGCCTCGTCGAGCGTGAACGGATCAATTTCCTTTTTCGACCGCTTCGGCAACTCGATCACCTCGGCTGGGTTCTTGGTCAGCAGCCCTTCGCGCGCAGCGGCGGCCAAGATCGTCGACAACCTGGTGATCGCGTTGCGCTTCACGTTCGCCGAAGCCCATTCAGTTTCGGTGATGATGCGCCGGATCAGGGTGGTGGTGATAAGGTCAAGACGCACCATGGCCAGGCGCGGTACCCAGTACAGGTTCAATGCGCTCTTGTAGTTGTTGTGCGTGCCTTGCGTGATCTCGCGGCTATCCAACCAGAGCTGAGCGTACTCACCGAAGGTCGGCTTGCCGCCGACCACGGTTTGGGAGCCTGGGAACAGCTCCGCGTACTTGTCCTGGTCGAGCAGCCCGAGCCTGTTGAGGCTGGTTACCTGATCGCGAAGGACGGATGCAGCTTTGACGCCTTTTTGTGTCGCGGGGTAGGGGAGCGTTTCACATCTACGGATACCGTCCCATGTGAAACGAATGCGGAGGGAGCCACGGAAGATTTCGATCCCTCGGGGTAAATCCATTGGCTTTCCAGCCATTCGTCATACCTCTTCTTGCTGTAGATGATCCGGCCGCCATGCTTGATCCAGACGCCTTCGGGGATGGTGCCGCGCTGGCGGCGGTGCTCTAGGGAGCGCTTGGTGCAGCCGAGCAGGTCAGCCATGCGTTTTTCGGTGACCTTGTCGACGTCACCGGTACTTTGGGTTTCCATGGAATGGTCTCCACGCCGCCGGTGGCGGCAGGTTGGTGTCAGGCGGGAATCTTGTCGAGGACCGCGCCGGCTACCTTGAGCGCTGCCTGGGCATCGTTGACGTAGGCTGGATCGAAGCCGCCGGCGTAGTGGATAACGCGCTGGCAGGCATCCAGTTCTTTGCGGGCCAGGCTCAGGGCATGGACCAGCTCTTCCTGCAGCGCGCCCTCGGCTCGGCCCATATCCCAGAACTCCAGGCACCAGTGATCGGCTGGCGGTGGGTTGCTGTTCTGCTTGCCTGTGGCAAGGGCGCCGATGATGACGTCACAGACCGAGCGCTTGTAGACGTTATCGCCGTCAAGGCTGAGGCCGCCGCGCCGGCGGAGCGTGCTGATCACCTCGTCGACGTTGAGGCCGCTGTCCTTAAGGACGATATCCTGCTCGGGCTGGTCTGGGGTGTAGATGATCAGGGCAAGCTTGGCGCCGAGCCAGAGGTCAGCGGCGAGACGCTCAAGGCAGTCGTTTGCGGTCTGGTGGAAGCGTTGAGTTGCAGACATAGGGAATCCTCGCCCGCGCATGTCGGCGGGCTTGAGTTGTAGGGGGAGGAGTTAGCGTTGGCGGTCGAAGAAGTTTCCGGCTTGGCGCTGGAAGGTCAGGTGAGCCCATTGGCGGGCTGCGTTCCCGGCCTGGACGAGTGAGGTGGCGTCGGTTGAGTAGCCGGCATGCAGGACTTCGTCACCGGCTGCACTGCTGAGTACGATCATGGCTGCCAGCGGCTCGCGCTCCACCTCGTTGCCCTCGATGTGCTGGGCGATTTCGCGGAACCAGTCGGCAAGCCTCTTGCGTTCTGCTTGGTTGGCCATCACCTGGTTGTTGTGGGCCCGGCGCTTCAGCGGAAATTTGAAGACTTCTGCGCTCATCGCGGCCCCCTGTAGATCAGGTAGGCCATGTACATCAGGGGCAGGATCATGATTTGCGCTCCAAGAAGGCATAGACCAGAGCGGAAAGGCCGCATGCAATGCCGATCGTGTACCCGATAGCTGCAGCGCCTGGTGTTTCGGTGCCGTTGGCAGCGATCATGAAGAGCAAAGCCAGTATCAGGTTGAACTGGTATTTGGTCACGGCATCAGCTCCTTCGGCACTTGGACGATCGGGCCGAGCTTGGCGTGGACAAGTGCGCGGCAGAAGGCGATAAGGGGAGTGGGGCCTGAAAGCCATGTCGAGTTGAGCGGCCCTGCGCTGCAGCCGCAAGGGCCGCCTGACAAGTACCGGTCATGGCTTAAGCCTGCTTGGTGCTTCTCGAATAGCGGGCCGCCGTGCTCCCAGTTGGTGGAAGGGCGATAGCCGAAGCCATCGGCCGCGCCGCGGATGCTGACGCTGGTAGGATCAGTCCGGCTGCGCCAGATTGTGGTCCTGCACTCAGGGTCTGTGCCGAAGCCTTCGGCCATGGCCACCGCCCAGTCCAGCGGCGCGCCGATCAGGTTGGCTGCCCTCACTTCGATCAGGTCGGTCATGGCAGTACCTTCAGGCCCTGAGCTTTGATCGCAGCATCGAGGTGGCCGAGGTACTTCGGGAAGATGAAAGACTCACCTTCCACATCCTCGAACTGCTCCCAGTACTGCTCGCTCTTCATGTCAGGCATTTGGATGACCACGACCTCGCGGGAGGCCTGCCAGGACACCCATCTCGTTTGGGTGTCGGCGTAGTAGTAAACATCTTCGGCATTCACGCACTTCCTCAGGCGCTCAACACCGCCGCAGTAACGGTCGAGATGCCACGCCTCGAACTGCTCACGCATCTTCTCGTTCACAGCTGATACCTCTCATCAATCCAGCGACCAGGCGCCAGTGCGGGTGTAGGTTCGGGTTGTGTTTCGTGCGGGGAGAGCTGGCGCTGGTTGCCGGCGTTTTCCCCGAAAAGCTTCTTGCAGGCCTCGGACTTGCCCAGGTCATTGATCAGGCACTTCTCCGGCTCGGGCGGGGCCAGCATCCAGTTGGGCAGGCAGGTCATGCCGCTATCCGACTGCCAGCAGGTGACTGCGCGGGCTTTGTCTTCCTTCACTTCCAGGTGGCTGGGTTGCTCGATGCAGCCGGTCAGGGTGGCCAGCAGCAGGAGGCAGAGGGCGAGGCGGGTCACGGCGTCACCCGCTTGAACTCGACGACCCAGACCCACGGGTTGGCGTCCCAGCTTTCTTGGCCGTTGATGGATCGCCATAGGCCGGCGAAGGCCTTCGAAGCGTGGGTCTCGAGTGGAGTGGATCCGTCGTCAGGACCAACCATGTAGCCGCGGCAGATTGGAAAGCCGTCATCAGGCCTGAAATCAACTCCGACGATTCCCTCAGCAAGCGCCTGCTGCTCGCTGATGTCCTGCAGGAGCTCCACGCGTACGTCGGTGACCTCCAACAGGATGCGGCTATCGCGCCGGCGCATGTGAATGCTCGGTTTCCACGGACCGCCGTAGTCGGTCCGGTTATCGCACTCGCGATAGACCACCCAGCTTCCGCCAGGCGCCTGCGCCACATTGATCCGCGCCCAAGCTTCTCGCACCCACAGACGGTCACCTGGCTGGCCATACGGGCAGGCAATTGGATGCTCGGTGCCTTTGGCATCCATGCAGCTCTCGTCAAAAGTGTGCATGGGGCGCCAGGACTCGTCCTCCTGCTGGTGAAGCTCGAAGCTGCGATCAGCGCTCCGCATGCTGGGCTTGATTTCGCGCCGCGTGACAGTCTTCTGGCCATTTAGGATGGCGCGGACCATAGGCCCGCTGAAGAGGATTGGGCGGTCCTTTGCTTGAGACATAGCTTCCCCCTTTGCCGCCATATCGCGGCAGAAGTTGTACAAGTTATTGGTGGTGTAAAAGTTTTTGGGCCGGTGGTCTGATTCAGTTCACAGTTCGGCTTTTTCCAGTTGTGCAGCGGCGCCGCTTCGCTATCGTGGTTTTTGGCCATACACGAAAGACTTCAGTCGTAGGAGGCGGCATGCGAATTCGCGGAGACGTTTATTGGCAGTGGGCGGATCCCACGCTGCACCACCGGGAGCACGACGAAACTCTCGATGACGGCACGTTTATCGATGTTCAAGTGAGGCTGGCGCGAACGGGCCAGACGCAGATGTTCATCGGCGTCTATGCGGCTGCTGGTGCTGCGCTTCACGAAGAAGCTTTCGACTCCCGCCCAGGCGAGTCGATGACCAGAGCACTGGCCTGGGGCGTGGGGCGTGCTCGCCGAATTGCCACCGAGGGCCTGGCAGCAACTGAGAAGCTTGCAACCTGCTCGAAATAGAGGGAGAGGGTTTATAGCTGGGTGGAGTACAAATGTGCTACGTCGAGTGCTCAGCGCGTATGAAGGCTGCCATGTGGCCCATCTGCCCAACGATGAATCGCTCTTCATCAGCTGCGGCTGCGATGATCCTTCCTCGGCGCTTCTTGCAGAGTCGGCAATCGACCATTGCCCAGTCGCCTGACAGCTCGGAGGATTCCCCTAGCCAAGTGCCGCAGGGCGCTTGCTCAACGTCTTCCAGATCGGTGAATGGCGCGAAGTGCGTCTTCACGACTTCGCCTCCGGTGCTGCGCTGGCGGATAGGGCGTCAGCGATTCGGCGGAGTTCGTAGGCTGCATCCTTCAGCCTGGCGTCTGCGGTGTCGACAGCCTTGTCCACTCGGGCCCGGGTCATTTTCTTGTCTTCGTCCTGCAGGTCCTGCAGGGCGAATAGCGGCGCGCTGATCAAGTGAGCAGCCATCCGGATCAGCTTGCCTGAGTTGTCGCGCAGCAGCGTATCCCGCTCGGCCAGCTTGTCGTTCAGCTGCTCAATCGCCGAGAGGTTCCTGATTCCGTGGCTTCGCGAGTAGAACCGATCGAGCTTGGCGCTCAGGTCGTCTCGCTCCTCCCGCATGTAGCCAAGCTCTACCCGCAGCCGCTCAACCTCAGTGGCACCGGTCATCGGGCCCAGGCCAACAATCGGCAACCCAGTATCCGCCGCATCCCGCTCTGCCTCTTCTTTGGTCCACCAGATGGCAGTACCAACCATCCAGGCTATCGGCTCGGGGTGGGGCTGCGGGGCTGGCTGTGCCATTGCCGCCTGAATCTCTGTCGACTGCTGGAACATCTGCGCTTTCGAGAAGCGCTCTTGCCAGGGCTGCAGCTGCTCCCGCGGCACGCTGACCATCTCGGTGTTGCTGGATCGGTTTTCTGTGGGCATTGGTAACTCCAGGCTTGGGCTACATTTGAAATTTGGCTCTGAGGAGCGTGCGCGATGGACCATATGACTTGCTTGGTATGCAGGGTCGACATCTTCCAGGTACTAGATCCGAGCACCGATTCCTTCAAAGCGGTGTGCGCTGATTGCGGCCCGTACAGGATCGAAAAGCAGGTGCTTCGCCTTATGGACAAAGGGCGGCGCCTGCATGGGCCCATGATGAAAAAGTGGATCGCATCGGTGTATGACTGGGATGCCAACCCTTACCCAGAGATCAATATGGATACCGCTATCTGGGCCAACTGACTTCTGACTAGGCGGCTTTCAGCAACGCCTCGATAACCCGCTGGCCGGCCAGTGGCGGTACCGCATTGCCGGCCATGTGCATGGTCAGCCGGTGGTTGTCCGGGCGCAGGGTGTCAGCTGGGAACGACATGGCGGCCAGGGCCTCAGTGGCGCTTAGCATCCGCATGCGGTCGCCGTCGACCAGGGCCCAGCGGTCCAGAGTGGTGATGGTGCCGATCGGACGGTTGATGTCGCGGCCGGTGGTGCCGGAGCCTTTGCCGTAGTAGGGCATGATGAATCGGTCGCCGAAGCGCTGGCGGCCGTTGCGCACTCGGTCGAGGGTGGCCTGGGCCCGGCCAGGCTTCTCGATTTGCGACCAGCGCCCGGCGTCAAAGTCGAGGAAGCTGGCGGCGGGCACATGTCGCTCCTGCGGCAGTTGCAGCATCAGCGGGGCCTTGCTGCGGGTCAGTACCATGAACAGGCGCACCCGGTGCTGCGGCACGCCCAAATCGGCACAGTCGACGATATGCGGTGCCGCCTGGTACCCCAGCGCCTGCACAGCCTGGAGCCAAGCCGGGTAGAGCACCCAGTCGGTGAACTCGGGCACGTTCTCGATCACAGCCGCTTGTGGCCGGTGAAACTCCAGTGCCGATATCGGCGCCCATGCCGTGGACCGCGATGCGTCATGCTCCGGGTTGCCCGACTTCTTGCCGCGGGCCTTGGCGTGGCCCTGGCAGCAGGGCGAGGCCAACAGGACGTCGTGCGCCGGAACCTGTTCCCAGCGCGCCTGGTGCAGGTCCTGGCAGACGTGCTGCGTGTCGGGGTGGTTGGCGCTGTGCCATTCAACGGCTACTGGCCAGTGGTTTGCCGCCCAGAGAACCTGGACGCCTGCGGCGCGCGCGCCGGTGCTCCATCCGCCGAGGCCGGCGAACAGGTCGATTGCTGTGGGCATGCTCGTTACTCGAAGGTATAGTGCCGTGGCGGAAAAGACAGAGAAAACCATGGCGATTAAAAGGCAAGGGAGGGGCGCGGATATGCGGGGTATTGGAACAATCAAAAATCCGCTAACCATTATTGCTATATTTGCTGGAATTGTTGAAGTGAGTTCAACAACCGTCCTTCCATTCATTTCTGAGGAAGTCCAAAAAACCTATATCTGGTTTTTAATGGCATTCCCAAGTCTGTTGGTGTTATCTTTTTTTGCCACCTTGAATTGGAACAATAAAGCACTTTATGCTCCTAGTGATTTTCAGTCGGACGATGGCTACCATCGTGCGAACAAGCATTCTGTTGCTCTAGGTAATAAAGTTGTTGCGGATCAAGAGGCTCCAGGGTTTCTATAATGGCCATTTTTAAATCAAGTACCTTCATCGGTCAAACAGTCCGGCTGGATCATGGAAGTTACGAAGACTGTATTTTCAAAAACTGTGTTATCGAGTATGGAGGTCAGGGACCAATTTCTCTTATAGACTGCACATTCGATAACTGTCATTGGCAGCTAGTAGGAGCTGCAATCAATACGGTTATCTTCTTGAAGACCATGTACGAAAATATGGGGGATTTTGGGAAGAGCATGGTTGATCAAACGTTTAATTCCATCAAAAACGCTTCAAAATAGTCTAGGTCATGTTGTGGCCACACATGCGCCGTCCTCGCCTAGGAGTCGTTGTGGTTGGTGTGGGGAGCGGATGGGGCATGGTGGTTACTTGAGGATTGTGCGGGCGCAGGCCTGTATTTCGATCCACAGCGCCGACGAAGGCCGTGCTTCGTATTTGACCAGGGCTTTGGCGATGCGGACGGCCAGCTCCTCCTTGCTACCTGCGGGTGCTGACGGGGATTGGTGGGCAACCTGAATCGGCAGGTCGAACTGGCCTGGAAGGTCGATTCTCATGCGGCGCGGCTCCTCGATCTTCTGTTAGACCGCTTGGTGGTAGAGTGATCTGCTGCTGGCGCCGGCCATACCGGACGCGCGCGGTGATGCGTTTCATGCTTTGCGTTTCGCTCGCTTTTCGGCGGTGGTCGGGAAGCTGATCCCGAACTCATCCAGGATTCTATGTAGCAGCTTGTAGGAGATGTTCATGTGGCGAACGACTTGGGCCATGGTCAGGCCAACATCGCGTGCGGCGGTGATGCGCTCGGCCAGGGCCCGATCTTTCACTGGGTCGCTGAGTTTCTTGCCCTTATTGCCCTTGCCACGATTGGGGTTGGGCTGGAAGTGAAAGCCGCCGTCTGCGGCTGCACGGCTGAGCGCTGACTGTGAGAGTCCGGTGTGCGCCATTGCTTCGGCGTAGCACATCGTCGCCGCCAGTTTGCGAAGCTCGGCCAGTTGCTTTTGCCGCTTGGTCGTCTTGGGTTCGGCAGCTTCCGACGAGGCGCGGATAGGCTCAAGGTCACGATGCTGCCGGTGCGGCACGTATTCATAACCCGGTAGGGTCTGCACCGTGCCGCCCTGGCTGAAGAAGCTGTCGATGCTCGCATTGAGCTGGGCCAGCACCGCTTCACGATGGTCGGGGGTTGGTGTGCCATTCACTGCAGGCCACCCCGCTTTGTCGCTGCGCCTGCCTCCATCGCATCCACAAACCGCATGGCTGCCTGGTAGGTGTACGCGAACCCGTGAACTGCGCCTGTCGCGATCTCAACTACATCCCAGGTGCTGCCCTTGTTCGACGCCTGAAAACGCGGGGCGGGCTGGCCGACCTTGGCGTGGGCCTCGATCCTTGCTGACTTGCTGCGCTCGAGCAGGGCCGCGAGCACGGCAAGCTTCTGCTCGAAAGCAGGGTGCATTGCTGTGTGCATGGTGAATCCTCGGATTGGTCAGGCGTGAAGTTCAAGGGCCTCGGCCCGGCGAACGATTCGAACTTGTGCGGTGCGCCGCTCCGGGGCGCGGCGATCGCGGCGCATCGGGTCGCTGTCGTTGATCAACGCATGCGATGCGATCAGGGCGGCGAGGGCGATGCAGAGTGGGTTGATGATCTGTTGCCTCATGGCCTTCACCACGGCGTCCAGGCGTTTCTTCGCCTCCAGCTTGAACACAGCGTCTTCGATGCGGTTGGCCGCGGTGCCCGGGCTGATCGCCATCTGGCGGGCGATTTCTTTTGTTGTGAGGCCTTGAGCCACCCACAGCAGTGCTTCGAGCTCGCGGGGAGCCAGCGCCTTGCCGAGCTGGCCAATCCATGAGCCGCAGGTGATCGTTTCCATGAAGTGTCCTCGGTGGGCTGCATTGGTGTGCGATCTGGGGGATCTTCCAGGCGAGGCCTGCGGGGCCCTGTAATCGTTCCCCATTTACTCGGGGCGGCCTGCCATTCAGTTTCAGATCACACACCGATGCAGCCTGGTGATGGGGAACCAGGTGGATCGGGCAGTTAACGTCAGGCTGACGTGGCGCTGGTTGTCTCTTCTTCTGCCGGCGTCGCCTCCTTTCCGCAGAGCGGGCAGTAGTTGGCGACCACAGAAACCGTTTTGTTCACGCGCTTCATGCCGCCGGTCTTCTTCGGCGCCATGTAGTGGCCGGTGACCTCAACGCAATAGCGCAGCTCGGCACGGCCTGTGCCCAGGTTGAAACAGAGGTTGCTGCCAGACGCCCGCATGCTGAACGGCCCTGCGCCTGGCGTGTTTTCGGTGATCTGCTCGGTCACCATCTGTACCGCGTCATTGATGCAGGTGCAGCGCATCGTCTTCCCCTCCAGGGCGGTTGATTTCCCGTCTGGCCCTGTCGCCAAGGCCAGCCAGTGAAATCAGATCACCGCAGTCAGCGTCCGAGTGCCATCGGGGTGCTGCGTGGTGATGTTCATACCTATGTGATGCGGTGCGCATTTCTGAATCGCCAGTGCGGCCTTACTGAAGCGCTCATCGAAAGCGCCTTCACCATCAGGCAGATGGGAGGTGCAGGTCAGGCGGGAGCAGTCTTCGCCGTTCGGGCCTTCACCGTCGTGGGCGATGTTGAAGCTGGCGATCATTGCAATGCCGTGCTGACGGCAGATACCGATGATGCTTTGCATCAGCGGGCTGATTTGGTCGTCGTAGATTTCTTCTTTGTTCACGTGAATTCCCTCGGGTTGATTTCCCAGCAGCCACTCATAGGAATGGCTGCGAGTGAAATCACCAGGAGCGTGGGCGGTGCATCAGCTCAAGGATCAGCGCCTTTTCGTAACCCGGAACGAGGCAGTTGCAGGTGTTGTTGATGCGGTCGGACTTCACGGCGACGCGGGCTTTGCGGAATTGCTTGCGGTTCATGTCGTGTCACTCCAGTTGATTCCCAATGCCGCCTCATCGAAGCGGCATCAGTGAATCGTTCTGTGTTTCTCCTCCCCATGCGCATCGCCGCGGCTATTCCCACCTGGCCGGGTCACACATTTCGTGTTCGGTGTTCTTCCCGGCTGGCTTGCATGGTTTGGCGTCCCTCAATGCCTGAGGTCCGGCAGCTATCCAGAGGCTGCGTGGTCGACGACTTAGCTTGTCCCGACCCAGGTGATGGCCTGGGTGCGTCGAGGTGGTCACGTCTGGTTGTGTAAAGAGCGGTGGCTGCGGTAGCTGCCAATAACCTGTGTTATGGATCGAATCATAACGCAGGTTTTCTGTGTGTCAATAACTCAAGTTATAAATCCGACCAAAAAAAAGCCCGCGATAAGCGGGCAGTGGTTAGCAGTCTGAAAACTCGCGCCATCCGATGCGGATTACACCAGACTCAAGCATCTGGATTCTGATCCCCGAAGTCTCTTCCAAATCCGCCAACAGGCGCCGCCAATCATCCTGGGATTCCTCCGCACAAGGCCTCACCTCGACGAACTGCCTTTTCTGCACATGGGGGGACGAGATGGCCTGCTGAATGCGATGGCCCAGGCGTTCATAGGAGCGGGTTGGAGACGTAGAAAAATCGAGGGGCAGCATGAGAAAACTCCTTTTTACTGTACATGCATACAGTCTTATGGAATGTAGGAAAATTCAAGCCCCATCGACGTGTAAAGAATTTTTACGCGTCAATATTTCGCGACGACCGGTTTGTAAGGGCGAAAAAAAGCCCAGCGCGAGGGCTGGGCCGATTGTAGGAGTGGTCCTCAGAGCTTGATCATGGCGCGCACTACGACTCCAACGATGCGGCAGCCTTCCATGCACATCTCTACTGGGTAGGCAGGATTAAGCGGCTTCAAAAAGCGCCGACCTCCATCCTCCACCAGCTTCTTGAACGTGGCTTCATTGCTGTCTGCCAGCTTGGCGACTACCAGCTTTCCAGAAGTGGCTTCGGCCTCGGTGTCTACCAAAATCAGCATGCCTTCAGTGATGCTGGTCCCGACCGGTGATGTCATGGAATCACCCTTGACCTCAAGCCAGAACGCGGTGCCCTTCGAATCGTAGTCGGACATTTCGTACCGATCAGAGTACCCAGGCGGGAAAGGCTCTACCGCCTCGGCCCAGGATCCCGCAGCAACCCAGCTTATCACCGGGTATCGATATGACTCGGGCAGTACGTCCGTGGGCTGCACATTGCCCTTTGCAGGCGGCGCCTCTTTACCTGAAGCCAACCATTCGACTGTAACTCCGAGCGCCCTCGCAATCTCGAGCAGTTTCTTCGAGGTCGCGTTTCGTCCGCTCTCCAGGTGCTGAATAGTCACTTGGCTCACGCCGGCTTTATCTGCGAGCTGCTGCTGGCTCAGGCCAAGGGCAGTGCGCCGTTCAAGAATTCGGTCTTTGAGCATTTCGGGGGCTTTAGTCATGCCTGCAAGGGTAAAACACGCGTTATAAGGCTTCAAATAACATGTGTTTGCCTTATCTATAACTTGAGTTATCATCGGGTGCACGATCCATTGAGGCACGCAGACATGCCGAACACAGAAAGACCTATCGACGAGGTCGTGCGCTTGGCCGGTGGCCAGGCTGAGCTCGCGAGGAGATGCAACACGAGTCAGCCGCGCATCTGGCAATGCGTTCACCGGAATCAAAAAGTGCCGGCGGATCTGGTTATCCCATTTGAAAAAGCTGTCGGCGGGCAGGTGACTCGCCACCAGCTGAGACCAGATCTCTATCCCCCAGAGGAAAGGGCTGCTTCGTGATGAGCATTGTGCATCTGCCAGCGTTTCGCCAGTAGATGACCGAAACACCTGCGAATCCATCCAGTACCGGAATCGCAGACGAAAAAAAACCGCCTGGCAGGGCGGCTTTCTCTACAGCTTCAAACGAGATTAGAGCATGACAAACATCGTCCCACTTGACAAGTCCAGGGGGTTCACCCGGATGGACAACCAGCTCATGGATGGCCTGCTGGCTATCGATCTCCCGGCCCGGGAGATGAAGATTGTGCTGTACGTGGCCAAGGCCACCATCAACTTCGGTGCTGGCGCCCAGCGCATTCCGGCTACCGACATCGCGAAGGCCATAAACGCTCATCCCGACACCGTGTCGAAGGCCATTTCCAGCCTGTTGCGTCGACGCGTACTGTTCCGCGAGGGCGGGGCCCGTGGCGACATCGGTGTGAATGACCCGAAAGACTGGGCGTATGTCACTGAGCCGAAGCAGACCAAAACAGCCGAATCGGCTCAAGTGGTCCGAATCGGCGAAGAGTCGAAACAGACCAAAACCGCCGAGTCCCTTCTTTATTCTAAGAATCTAACCCCCTATGTAAATCTTCCTACGGAAGATATTACATGC